AATTAGAGGTAATTATCATGGCGACTAAAACAGGCGCATCTGGTGTAGTAAAAATCGCGGCATCTGGCGGCTCTGTGGCCGTTGTGGGTGAGGTTCGTTCTTTCACGTTTGATGGTTCAGCAGATACCATTGAAGATTCAGTAATGGGCGATACCGCACGATCTTACAAAGAAGGTCTAAAAACCAATACAGTAACTATCGAGTGCTACTGGGACGAAGCTGATGCACAGCAATTAATCTTAGACGAACGCGCTGCGGTAGATTTTGAAATCTATCCAACGGGTACTGGCACTGGCGAATCTTACTTCTCTGGTGGTGGCATCGTAACTTCACGCTCTATCACTGGTTCTTTTGATGGAATGGTTGAAGCCAGCTTCTCCATCCAGTGCAGCGGAGCAGTAACTGAAGCAACAGCATAAGGGGATTAAACCATGGGATTAGCTAAAGAGTTACGCAGTAGAAGGAAGGTTGAGGCGCGAGAAGTATCAGTGCCTGAATGGGGTGACGAATCTGGAGCATTTAAGCTGTATTGCAGGGCTATAACTTGCTATGACTTAGATCAACTACAGAAGAAGCACCCTAACTTCCTTAACAACACCACGGTTGGCGCGATGGTGGATTTGATCGTTATGAAAGCAGAGGACGAGGGCGGTAGTAAGCTCTTTACATCTGCCGAAGATCGCATTGATTTGATGGGTGAAGAAACTAATGTAATAAGTGAAATCGCTAATCAGATGTTTGCACAGATCGAATCTGTAGAGGCAGCCGAGGGAAACTGAGAAGCGATCAATCAAGGATGAATCTTTTGTCTTTGGCTGATCGCCTTCACATGAGCATAGAAGAAGCAGAGCAAATGCCTGTCAGTCACTTTAACGAGTGGCTGGCTTACTTCCAGATAATGAGTGAAAGCAATGGCTGAAAATGTAAACATTACGATACGGGCATTCGATAAAACCAAGAAAGGTTTTGGCTCTGCAACTAAAGGCTTAAAGGCTGTAGCTGGCTCTGTGTTTAGCCTAAGAACTGCACTTATTGGCGTTGCTGGTGCGGCTGGATTTGGATTATTGGTCAGATCATCTCTAAACGCTACCGACTCACTAGCAAAGACTGCTGCGAAAATAGGCACAACCACTGAGGCTCTGGGCGCATTAAGATATGCGGCTGACCTTACTGGCGTGGCTACGCAGACGATGGATATGGCCCTGCAAAGGTTTACCCGTAGAACTGCGGAAGCGGCTAAAGGTACGGGCGAGGCTAAGGGAGCTATTAAAGAGCTAGGCTTAAATGCCAAAGAGCTTGTAAGGCTTCCATTAGATCAACGCATGATTGTTCTCGCTGATGCTTTTGAAGGAGTAAACAACGAGTCAGACAGGCTCCGATTAGCTTTTAAGCTGTTTGACTCCGAAGGTGCAGCCCTTGTCAATACTTTGTCCCAAGGCAGTGATGCCTTAAAAGAAATGCTGGGTGAGGCTAAGTTGCTCGGTCTAACTATGTCCAGCACTGCTGCTAAAGGGGTGGAAGATGCGGTTGATTCACTAACTAAGCTGAGAAGCCTAGCGAAAGGCGTTAAAGATCAATTTGTTGCTGCGCTTGCGCCTGCTATCCAAGCAGTTACTGAAAAAATCACTAAGTTTTTCCAAGAAATAGCTAAAGATGAAGGCGGTGTAGAGAAGTGGGCGCAATCTTTGGCTCGCGGATTCTTGCAGTCTATTGCTAACATCATATCTGCTTTAGATATGGGCTTGGAGGCAATATCTGGTTTTGTTAACAAAGCTAACAATATATTCGATTCATTTGAGATCAAATCCCAAGAAAACAAAATAGTAAGATTTAAAAAACAAATAGCGGAGCTTGCTGGTGAAATATCTGCACTTGAAGCTGGAGGGAGCCGAAGCTGGGTTGACAGAATCACAGGCGAGGACTTGGAAGGCAAAAAAGACAAAATAGAAGAATTAATGTATCAAGTCATTTTAGCTGACGAAAAGCTAAAAGAGATGCAAGAGCCTTTGGTCAAAAATGGGCTTGGCGAGTTTTTTGATGACACAATAAAGCAAATACTAGATCTGCGTGATGCGATTGGCGGTCAAGACGGCAAAGGCAATATATTTGGGCCTACTGAAGAGGGTCTCAGTAACGTACAGCAGGCATTTAAAGATTGGAGAACTACAGTAAAAGACACTGACGAGATAGTTCAGTCATTTACTACAAACGCTTTAAACGGCCTTACAGACGCTTTAACGGCAGGCATTACAGGTGCAGCTAACTTTGCAGATGCAATTAAGTCTATGGCTAAAAGCGTTGTAGATAGCTTAATTAAGATGCTGGTGCAGAAGTATATTGTAGACGCAGCATTTGGATTTATCACAGGCAAGATTGATGGTGGCGGTGGAAACCTTTCTGCTGGCGGTGGGGTGAAAAGTTTGACCGTTTCAGGCGGAAGAGGTGCTTTAGCTATTGGTGGCCCAGTGCAAGCAGGTTCACCTTATATGGTTGGTGAGCGAGGCCCAGAAATGTTTGTTCCTAATCAGTCAGGCTCAATCATTCCCAACAATCAAGTAGGCGGTGGATCAAGCGTTGTAGTTAACCAAACCATAAACGTCACCACAGGCATACAAAGCACTGTTAGAGCTGAGATAGCCAGCCTAATGCCACAGATAGCCCAAGCCGCTAAAGGCGCTGTAGCCGATGCTAGGGTGCGTGGCGGTAACTTCTCAAGAGCAATGGTCGGAGCATAACGAATGCCTTTATCTTTTCCGAATGTCGGCATACAGAATATGTCAATGCGCCTAAAGCGTGTTGTGGCTGTTGCTGAATCTCCCTTTACTTTAGATACTCAGGTCTATACCCATCAGGGCGCACGATGGGAGGCTGAAGTTACACTGCCGCCTTTGACCTATGCAGAGGCGCGATCAGTAGAAGCCTTTATTGTTGGGCTAAAAGGCCGTGAAGGCACGTTTACTTTCGGCAACCCATTGCATACAGACACAGCGATAGTATTGACTAGCGGATCAACTGCGATTCGATCAGAGACACTGACAACATCAGCAGGCAGTACAGCGGTATCAGCAGGCACATACTTCCAGTTAGGCAGTTATCTTTACCTAGTAACGGCAGACAAGTCATCAGGTGCACTTTACCTAGTAACGGCAGACAAGTCATCAGGCGCAGGGACGTTAGAGTTTCAGCCACCCCTTAGAGAAACAATAGCTACTGGTCAGGCATTAGACTTTACCCAACCCAAGAGCCTTTGGCGTATGGCATCAAATGATGTGTCTTGGTCAACTAATGAGGCTAGTTTGCAGGGCTTTAGTTTTGCTATGGTTGAGGCGTTATGAGTAGGTCACTATCTAGCGGAATGCAGGCAGTATCAACTGCTGATGTGGTTCGCCCTATCTTCCTTGTCCGTATGGTATTTGACTCAGGCGAAGCCCCTAACGAGTTAAACCTGTGGTCTGGTGTTGGCGATCTTACCTATGACAGTGAGACTTATACTGGTGTTGGCGATCTGCTTAACATTAGCGCAGTTACTGAAACCTCAGACATGCAGGCCAGTGGGATTAATGTAACGCTAACAGGTGTCAAATCGTCTTTGGTTGTGATAGCTAAAGATCACGAATATCAAGGCAGGGCCATAACTGTAATGCTTGGAGCATTTGATGCCTCTGGCGATCTAGTAGCTGACCCGACTGTGATATTTGCTGGCTTTATGGATACCATGACTATCGCTGAGTCGGGCGAAACCTCAACAATATCTATTGCTTGCGAAAATAAATTGATTGCATTTGAGAGAGCAAAGGTAAGGCGTTACACCGCAGAAGATCAAAAGATTGATCACCCTACAGATAAAGGTTTTGAATTCGTGACTGCTATTCAGAATAAAGACATCATTTGGGGCCGAGCAACAGGAACGTCAAATGGTCATTATGACGATGGCGGTAGTTATGAGGGTGGGTCATACCAAGAGAGATGATTAATATAGCCCATGAATGCCTAGCTAATGTGAAAGAAGAGATTAAGCCTTTGCTAGAAAAGCATTGGGAAATGGTTGCTTTAAACAAGGGAACAATAAAACTTAATCCAGACTGGAATGAGTATGCTCGATTAGACGCGGCTGGAGTTTTGCGAGTATTTACCGCAAGGGCAGATCGTGAGTTAGTAGGTTATTGCGTTTTAATTGTATCGCAAAGCATTCATTACTCTGATCACATATTTGCCAATAACGATGTGACGTTTGTTTTGCCAGAACATAGAGAAGGCGCTACAGGCTATCAACTGATAAAATACGCAGAAGAACACTGCCGAGAGAATGGCGTTTCTTTGCTCAATATAAATACGAAAGTTCACATACCTTTTGACAGTTTATTAACCAGAATGGGCTTTGATTTAATCGAGCGCATTTACTCTAAATGCTTTAAGGATTAAGAATGGCAGTTGCATTAGTCGCAGGCTTAGTTTCCGTTGGTGGGGCAATCATTGCCCAGTCAGGTATTAACCTATTCGTTGCATTTGCTATTGGCGCAGGATTGTCAATGGTCTCTCGCGCCCTTATGCCGTCTCCAGATTTAGGCTCTCAGATGAGTGGCAGGTCGGTAACTTCAAGAGATGCCGCGCATTCTAGAAAGATTGTTTATGGTCGAGCTAGGATAGGCGGGAATCTTGTTTACTTGGAGTCAAGCGGAGCAGATAAGAAATACCTGTGGCTGGTTATTGTTGTAGCTGGACATGAAATAGATGCCTATGAGGAAGTCTGGTTTAACGATATCAAGATTTGGGATGGTGGATCATTTGTTGGAGACTGGGGAAGCTATGTAAGCATAGGGTTCCATAAAGGTGATCAGACTACGGCAGACAGTGCGCTAGTTGCTGCATCCTCAAAGTGGACATCAGACCATAAGTTATTAGATACAGCTTACATGGCGATCCAGCTAACCTATGATGTAGATAAGTTTGCGAATGGCTTGCCTAATATCTCGACAGTTATTCGAGGCAAGAAAGTATTAAACCCAGCAAATAGCACTACAGCTTGGTCTCAGAATCCAGCCTTATGTATTTATGACTATCTCCGCGACACCAAGTACGGGCTTGGCGAGTCAGTTGGCAATATACTAACCTCCAGCGTTAATGCTGCCGCTACTGTTTGTGATGATAATGTTGCGCTTGCTGCTGGCGGTACGCAAAAAAGATACACGATGGATGGTGTTGTGGATACGGCATCATCTATTAAGTCTAATATTGACTCAATGCTTGGAGCTATGATTGGGCGGCTTGTCTTTTCTTCAGGCAAGTTTGAGATTTACGCAGGAGAGTATGTGGCCCCGACATACAGCGTTGATGAGTCGGTAGCTGTTGGTGATATAAGCATACAGACCAAGCAGTCTAGGAGAAACGCTTATAACGGTGTTAAGGGTGTCTTCCTGTCAGAGGATGACAACTATATTCTTGCCGATTACCCCGCACAATTATCCAGCACATTTGCTGCTGCTGATGGCGACCCTATCTATCTTGATATGCCGCTTCCGTTCACTGTCAACAATGTTCGCGCACAAAGAATAGCCAAGCTCGCAATGTTCCGCAGCAGACAGCAAGAAGCGATTACTATTCCCTGCAACCTAAGTGCTTTGCGTTTTAAGATTGGTGACAATATCAACGTCACTAACGCTCGACTAGGTTACTCAAATAAGGTGTTTGAGGTTGTCGGGTATACTATGGACTTTACTGCCGAAGGGCAGATTGTAGTTAACGTCGATGCGATTGAGACTGCCCCATCTATTTGGGACTGGACTACCTCAGACGAAGAAGTGTACCTAGGAGCAGGTGAGGTTGAGCTATATGACGGTCTAACGGCTGCCGCCCCCACTAGCCTAAACATTACAGGCGATTCATTCCTTAACTCTGACGGCACATTTAACACAACTTTTAATGTTGCGTGGACTGATGCAGATGATGCGTTCACTGATCACTATGTTGTTGAGTGGAAGAAAACATCGGACAGTAACTACTTCACAATGGATTCTAAAGCATCGCCAGCAGTGATTACTGGGTTGCAGAATAATCAGCAGTACAATGTTCGAGTAAAGGCTGTTAACGAGATTGGCGTATCGTCAACATACATAGTGGCTGCCCCTACTGCGGCTGTCGATACCACTGCGCCTGATGTTCCATCTTCTGTATCTGCAAGCGGGCAGTACCAGCACATCAGTATAAGCTGGACTAACCCAACACAGAAAGACCTAAGTCATATCGACGTATATAGGTCTACCAGTTCAGGTGGCACTTATAGCTTAATCGGTAACACTGACGGAACCGTCTTTATTGATGATGATCTAGCAAATTCTGCTACGTTCTACTACAAGGTCAAAGCCATTGACTTTACGGGCAATGCATCTGCCTTTAGCAGCGTGGCTAATTCAACCACTAGTGTAGTAGGATCTGGCGACATTGGTATAGGCGCTGTTGGTACTGGTGAGCTTGAAGGTGGTGCTGTTACAACCCCAAAAATAGATGATGATGCTGTAACGATTCAGAAGATTGCTACGACCCTAGAGTCAACTAATTACGTTTCTGGGTCGGCAGGATGGAAGATACAGAAAAGCGGAGTAGTTGAGTTTGAGCAGGCGACTATCAGGGGCGATGTTTCTGCTACTTCTGGTTCTATTTCAGGCTCTGTGACAATTGGTGGGACTGTTGCCAGTACAGTTGTTTCAGGGGCTAGTGATGGGTCGAGTGCATTACAAGATTCAGATACAAACGTAAACCTTGGGCTTACTGGTGGAACAATCTCAGGGATCACAATATCTGGAACAAAGCTCTATGAAGGCGCAGGCACTTTCAATAATAGCAACACTGGTTTTTACTTAGATAATACGGGCCAGTTCAGCCTAAAAGATAAGCTATCTTTCAACGGTACAACCTTATCTGTATCTGGGGACATTGTTGCTGATAATCTAAATGTCACAAATGCAACTGTTACAGGGTCATTTTCGGCAGGCAACTTGCCAACTCTGCAAAACATGAATGGCGTGATCACTGTCAATCAAATCAATGCTTCCACAATTACTGTCGATAAACTATCAGGCGATGTATCTGAGCTTTATCCAGCATCTATATATGAAAATATCACTGCCACTGGTAGCACTCAGTTTGGGCAAGACTTTGCCATACCTGCGCCATCTTTAAGTATCTCAAAGCGTCAGAGATTAGACTTAGATTTTGACTTTACTACTGCGAATAGCAGCGGCACAGATCATCAGGTGCAGTTCACCTTAAACATGCAGAGAAAAAGCAAGGGGGCTACAGGCAGCATAGTTGGCACTGTAACTCTCGCATCTGGCGCACCACCATTTAATCAGTGGGTTTATATAAGCGGCAACGTGCTTGCTCTGCTAGACAATACTGGCGGGGTTGCAGATAACAGCTCTGGAAGCGGTACAACTGGCAACATAAATAGCGTTTATTACGACTCAGGCAATAACCGTACCTATGTGATGGTTTCTTCATCTAGCGCAGTGTTTTCTAATGGCGAAACTATGTATTTCAGTCCCAGCAAGTTCGCATCGGCAGGTACTTGGATATCGGCTGATTACGGTATAGACAGCAAGATATTCGTTCCTACAGGCAAGACTGTGAATGTACGAATACCTTTTTCCAATACTTATGGCGAATCTACTACTGCTACTGAATTTAGGCCAAGCATTGTTGGTACAACAAATATCAGCAATGTTACTTGCAGGCTTGTAAAATGGGTCGGCACTATGGAGAACGTATCGTGTAAAATGGGTCGGCACTATGGAGAACGTATCGTGATTGAAGTTGGATATACTACGCTAGACGGCACTGATACTATTACAGATACGGTGGCAGATGCGCCAGCAGCAAATGAGGCTGTTGGTAATCGCAAAGAAGAGTTGCGGCATCGCACTGATATATACACGTTTTTCCTACAGACCAGTTATGACGGTATAAAACGATATGGGTTTATTGACCCGCTAGAGGCATAAAATGATTTATCAATTAGTACAGGGCGACCAAGCCCCACAGATTCAAGCAAAGCTGACCCGTGATGACACAGGCGTTGCTATAGACTTTTCTGGCGGCTCTTGTGCGCTGAAGTTTAGGGCTAAAGGAACCACCACTACTTTGTTTACATTGGCGGCTGCTGACGTAGGTGGCAACTTTGCAGACGGTATTGCTGTCTTTTCATTCTCAGGAACCCAGTTGGTGCTTGATGAGGGCTACTATGAGGGTGAGATCGAAATCACTTATGACAGTGGCACAGTAGAGACTATATTCCAAGTGCTAGACTTTTACATTCGAGCCGACTTCTAATGATTAAGGCAGCCATTGCATTTAAGAAAGCCGTAGCCGATATTGGCTTTAAAAAGGCTGTTGCTGAAATTAAGTTCGGTGACTTCCTGATATTCAGGTTTTTTGCTGATGCTCTAGGGCTGTCTGATTTGCCGACTAAGGGCGTTGGTAAGACCCTGACGGATACACAGGGTGCAACTGACTCTGCTGCTCTAGGCACTGGTAAGGTGGCTTCTGATGCATCCTCTACTGCTGACTCTGCTGCGATTAGTATTGGCAAGGTTCAAAGCGACTCTGGGTCACTATCCGATCAGATAGATACACTAGGCATTGGCAAGCTGCTGCAAGATTCATCCGCTGTAGCAGAGACCATCGACATACAGACTGCATTTAACAGATCGCATACGGATGCATTCTCTGCTGCTGAGTCGATTAGCTTAGGCGCAGGCAAAGCATTTGCAGATGCTTCTGCATTTACTGACTCTGAGGCGATGGCGTTTGGTAAAGGTTTGGCTGATAGTTCGGCCATGACTGACAGTGCTGTTTTCTCTCCCAACAAGATTATATCTGATTCTTCTTCTGCTGCTGAAGATCAGACTATGGACTTTCACAAGTTTATAGATGAGGTCACTGGTGTCACAGATGATCTGGACGGTGAAGCCACCGCAGATGATGACCAAGAAATGACCTTTGTAAAAGTTCGATCCGATCTGGCTACTATTGTCGATTTGTTTGCTTATTCCACGTCAAGGGGTTTGAGTGATACAATGGGTGCATCCGATTCTGGTTCGATGCGCGGTCAGGGCTATTGCTCTTTCGATTACTTTGCCGAAGATTATGTCGGCTACTCACAATCCTTTTAACAGGTGACTTATGATTAATGATGATTTAAAACTACGCGGTGACGTTGCGATAGTTCTGAAAGACAAAGACGGCAAGGTTAAAGAAAGCCGTGAAATTAACAACTTGGTAGTAAGTGCGGGTCTGACCTACATTTGCTCTCGCATGGCTGATGCTTCTGCTGGCGTGATGTCTCACATGGCACTGGGTAGCGGTACTACTGCTGCTGCGGCTGGTGATACTGATCTGGAGTCGATTCTAGGCTCTAGGGAAGCGTTAGACAGCACTACAGCTTCTAGCAATACCATTGCTTATGTTTCATCTTTCGAGGCAGGAGAAGGCACTGGTGCGGTTACAGAGGCAGGCATCTTCAATGCTGCTACTTCTGGCACTATGCTTTGCCACGTTATTTTCCCAGTGGTGAACAAGCAAGCTGACGACACTATGTCAGTGACTTGGACTATTACTTTAACTGCATCTTAATTAGAAGGGGCTACCTATGTCTACTATTACTACAAGGGCAGGCAAAGGCTCGCCCCTTACTAATGCCGAAGTTGATGCGAACTTCACCAATCTCAATACCGATAAGGCCGAGCTATCTGGCGCAACCTTTACAGGTGACGTTGCATCTACTGGGTTTTCTGGTGACATTACTGGCGCGATTCTTTTTCAAGCTAAAGCAGGCGAAGCATTAACTAAAGGCGACCCAGTATATATTTCAGGAATTAGCGGCAATCAAACAGTCGTTAGTAAAGCTGATGCGAATGATGCGAACAAGATGCCATGCTTTGGTATTGTAGATGCAACAGTTTCCATCAATGCTAACTGCTCTGTCGTAACTTTCGGAACATTGTCTAGTTTAGATACCTCTGCTTTTGGTGAAGGTGACGAACTTTATATATCAGACACAGGGACGTTATCAACTACTGCTCCAACTGGGGAAGCATCTCAGCTTCAAAAGATTGCTAAAGTAACGCGCTCTCACGCTTCGGCAGGTTCTATAAAAGTGATGGGTGCAGGACGTACTAACGCAACCCCTAATCTTGATGATGGAAAGTTCTTTCTTGGTAACAGTTCTAATCAATCTGCATCTGCGACATTTAGCACTAGCGTCACTGGCATAGCATTACCGTTATCTGGTGGCGCAATGACTGGCGCTATCACTACCAACTCTACTTTTGATGGCCGTGATGTTGCTACAGATGGCACCAAGCTAGACGGCATTGAAGCCTCCGCAGATGTAACAGATACAGCTAACGTGACAGCCGCTGGTGCCTTGATGGACAGCGAGCTAACTTCTATCGCATCAGTTAAGGCGCTCAACCAAGGTGTTGCTACTACTGACAGTCCTACGTTTGCAGGACTAACTACTAGTGCAGATGTGTCTTTTGGAGATAATGACAAAGCCATCTTCGGTGCTGGCTCAGACCTACAGATTTACCATGATGGTAGTAATAGCTATATTGATGACGCAGGTACTGGAAATCTAAGGATCAGAGGTAGTCAAGTAATACTGGAAAAGTACACTGGTGAAACTATATTGCAGGGTATTGCTGACGGTTCTGTTTATATCTTTCACGACAACGCAGAGAAACTAGCCACCACCTCCACAGGCATAGACGTTACTGGCACAGCCACGATGGATTCGTTGAACGTGGATAGTGCAGGTAAAATTGGTTTCAATACAACAGGTACATATACCCTAAATTCTGTACCATCCCCTGACTATGGATTAGGTTACACTGTTAGTACTAACCCTATGAATTTATCAGGTTATTATGGTCTTGCGTTTGCAACAGCTCGTACAGAACGCCTTAAAATAGCCAACAACGGAGACATCAGCTTCTACGAAGACACAGGCACAACGGCTAAGTTCTTCTGGGATGCGTCTGCGGAGTCTTTGGGTATTGGTACTAGTTCGCCAGCCTATTCTTTAGATGTTAGCACAAATGCAGTATTGACTAGCCGAATACAAAGCTCTGCTGGTGAAACTATTTTAGAGATAGATAATACCAACACTAATGGTCGTAGATATATGATTATTTCTGGTGGTAATGGCGGCAGTCTTAGTGGAGGTAAGTTTGGGGTTTTTGATGCTACAGCAGGAGCTACACGACTTGCTATAGACCCATCAGGCAACGTGGGTATTGGTACTAGCAGCCCAAGCACCAAGTTGCACTTAGGCGGCACAGCACCTCTAGACTCTATTATTCGTCAAGACTCTACAGTTTCAGGAACAAACTGGGAAATTGGGGAAAGAGAAGCAGGTAAGTGGCAAATCTTTGAAGACGATTCAGATTCTGTTGTCGCCACGTTTACTTCCAGCGGTCGCGTGGGTAT